TATTTTTCGGAATGGCAAATTTAAAGAGCTTGCCAAGGTTTGAAATACCGACACAAAAAACATTGTCCTCGGAAATACATTTGTACGGCAAATCAATCAGCGGACACATGCTATTGCCGCTAAGAGATACTGCGTTCATTTTGACCGTTGCACTGACGATTACGATGTCACCAATCGTCTTATATGTACAGTTTGCACTTTTGATTTTATCGGTGACGGTTGAATACGGTGTGAGTGTTGATGTACCACTTTCAATATTTGACGAATCGTATTTAGTCGCCAAGGCGGTTTTATCTGCTTTCACAAGCAGAGCGTTGTAAACTGCTCCGCTTGTGAGATAACACGGGCTGTTATTTTTGGGTTCGCTGTCGAACGGCATTGAATCAAGCTTTCGGGCAATACTCTTGTCTGTTTTATCAAGCCTTGTTCCAAGTGAATTTTGACCGCCTCTTGCTGTGGCTATTTCAGACTTCACGGCTTCAAGGCTTGCTTCATCAGCGGTGAAGCGTGTGTTCAGGTCGGCAGAATCACCTCTTGCCGTGGCTATTTCGGTTTCAAGTGCAATTGCTCCGTCTGTTGCCCGTTCAATTCCCTCATCCATATGGTTGAGGTTGTCGGCATTGAGGGGCGGAGCAGAGCCGTTCACAAAGACAATTTTATTGTATTTGTTCATTTTCTTTTACTTCCTTTCCTAATCGTTTTTCGCCCTTTGATGTGAGGGCAGTTATAAATCCGTCCATTTTCTTATTGAACACAAATGTTTCGATTGTCGGCAAATCTTCAAACGGAGTTTTAATTGTGTACTTATCGCCTGCCTCAAGCCACCAATACGAAAACAGCTTAATTTTTGTCGGGCGATATTTATATACATCACCAAAAAAATTAACAGAATTATATTTTGTGCCGATATCACTTGCTGTTGTTCTGCACCTCATCAAAATGTTATCGGAAACATACCACGAAAAATCGTTACTGTTGCCATACAAAAACGCTTTTTTATCAGCAAACTTAGCACTGTACATACGGATAGGCTCAAGTTCGTAATCTTCAAAGAATAAATCTTTGTACGAATCGATTGTTTCAACGGAAGATTGAGAATACAGCCTTTTAAAACGCATTTTTCCGTCGGCATCTATAACGGCAAAGCTCAAAGTTAATTCTGCATAAGCTTGGATTAAACCTGACAAGGTAATGTCCTTTATAACCTTTTCCACGCAGGTATCGTCAAATTTCAGCGGTACACTAAAGACAGATAAGCTCGGCGGTGAAACCCCTGTAATTGCATAATCTTTGGCAAATTCTGCGATTATTGAATAAAAGCTCTTAAAATTATCGTCTTTTTGATAGTGCGCATAACCATAAGCAAAACTGCCGTCCTCGTTCTCTTTGCCTGCAAACCACAAAGACATATCCACCTTTGACATATCATAAAAAGCGTCATAGGCTGTGATTTTGACGATGTTACGCTGTTTTTTATCTCTTTGAGCCGACTGAATTTTACCGTAGAAAACAGGACATTCAACCGTTCCTGTTTCAGCAGGACAAATAAGAGTATTTGACGGGTACAAATCATCTGACGGATACAGCTCTGATTCAAGATATGTTGCCGTTATGATGACCTGTACCGTCTTTCCTATCAAAGCCGAGCAATCATAATCAATGAGTTTCACGCTCATTTCAGAGGCTATGCAACCGCCGAATTTCAATTCTTTTTCAACGATTTCATTTTCAAGCGAAAAGCTGTCAAGCACGATACTTTCACCTGTTATATCCTCAAAACTGCCGTCAGGAGAATGCAGGACAACGGTGTTGTAAAGTGTGTTTGTTTTCAGCTTATCAGCAATTTCTTTAGATACAAGCATTTTTAAGAATCACCCCTTAATACTCAATCAGCTCAACAGTAATCGGCTGATAGGTTATATCATTCTTTTCGGCATTCATTACGGTATATTCAATATCAGGAATATAAAAATAAGAGGTGTAATAGCTGTTCGTTTCATCGTTCCAATAAGTTACCCTGCACTTTCTCTGTAACTTATTCGCCATTGAGAGGTTGATAATCGACTGAAAATCAATCTTTTCGTCAAGATGAAGAATGTGAGTTGAAAACGAAATTTTTGTTTTGTAATTTGGCAGCGTTGCCCTTTGAAGCGTACCGTTCTGATCTCGTTCCGCAGAAGTTTCAAGTCGCTGATTCGGAGTTGATGAAAATGCGGTAATGTACTTATTCGGCATTATGTTGTTGCCGAATTTAAGCAAATAGCCGTTATAATTTGACATATCATCCCCCCTTTATGCAAATGCGGATTTACCGTTGTGTCTGCGTCTGTAAAGCTCATCCTGTCTTATCATTTCTTCAAAAAGCGTTGAACCCTCAAGCTCGGCAGTAAACGAATAAGTGTTGCCGCCGTTATTGCGAAAGATAATGAACATTTCATAAATGCGTTTAAGCAGATCAAGAATTTGTGTGAGAATCACTGTATCCTGACCGCCCGAATTGTCGAGCATACCCTGTAACTTGTTAAGAGGGGAAATAACCTCAGGGTTACCGCTGTTAGCGCCTGCGTTATCGCCGACAACCGCAAGTGTCGGAGCTTTAACAATACCGCCTTTTGCAAATTTTCGTGCCGGTGATTCCGTGGGTTCTTCAAATCTCGGAATAAGAGGCGGATTTTCAGGCATTGAAAAACTCCAATCCTGTCCAAAAGCCGCTCCGATAATACCGGCTATTCCGCCGATTGAATTAACAACGCCAGAAACAAAGTTATAAATACCTGTCCACAACGCATTTATGCCGTCAATGATTGCGTTTATAATGAACTTAAACACGGCGCAAATGCCGTCCCAAATGCCTTTGAAGAAGTCATAGATACCCTGCCATGCTTTGTTCCAATCGCCTGAGAAAACGCCTGTAATGAAGTCAATTAGACCGCCGAATGTTTTCTGTATAGAGGTAACCAACCCACCGATAAATGTAAACACATTATCAAACACTCTTTTTACGGCATTGAAAACATTCTGAAATATAGGTCCCCAAAAGCTGACAAGCCAGTTTACAAACGGTGACAGGAAGTTATTCCACACGGTTGAAACACAGTCTGCAACCTTGCCGAAGAAGTTTATTGCACCCTCAAAAACAGGCTTCAGCCAGTTTTCCCAAGCTGACTTTACTATTGCTACGATAAAATCCCACGCAGGCTTAATCCATTGATTGTAAACATTCATCAGGGTTGTGCCGATATTGGTAAACATATTGCAGACATTCTGAAAAATCTGCTGTCCGTTGCCGTTCCACCATTCGCTGATAATTGTTCCGATATTTCCGAAAATCTGACCGATAAAGTCAAACACATCTGCAAACTGCAATTGTAAATTTTCAAGAAATTCTGTGATTGTTGCACCGTCATTTTCAGTCCATTCAACAAGGCTTTCGGTTGCAGTTGAAAACGCACCCGAAACGACTTCGCCGACTGAGCCCGCAAAGGTTGTAAGACTGCTTAAAAGATTGGAAATTGATTCTTCCATTTGAGGGCGAACATTGTCAATTGCATTGCCTGCAAGTGTACCGAAATTATCAAAAAAGATTGAAAGGTTGTTATAGCCGTTTGTAAGATTGTTGCCTATGGTGTCGATAAAGCCGATAATCTTTTCCCTGTCTTTTGAAATCCACTTAGCAACACCGCCTGAAATGGTCTGAAATGACTTTCCGCCGATTGTCGCAACCGCTCCGAATGCAGAACCGATTGCCCCGAGTTTTGCAGAACCGACCTTTTGCATTGTGCCGAATGCCTTTTGAACTATGGGAACAGCATTATCAAAAACGGTCTTGCAGTTCTTGCCTATAGCTGACCAATCAACCTTGTTAATACCTTTCTGTACATTCTCGACAAAACCTTTAAATCCGCTTTTTTCGTATAGATTTTTGAATGCTCCCGAAAGGTTTTTGCTTGTGTCCTTGACAACATTCTTTGCAACAGCTCCGCCCGATGAACCGCCTGAAGAGCTTTTTGATGAGGAGGTGTCTGACTTTGAAGATGAGCTGTCAGAGCTTGAAAGCACATTCAGCTTATCAAAGCCCGCAACACTTCTCTTTGCTTTTTCGGAACTTTTCTGAACATTATCAAGTGACTTTGAACTGTCATCTGCCGTATCCGTAAGGCTTTTGGCAGAATCGGACGCAGATTTGATATTGCTTGCGGTGTTGTTGCCTGTATCCCAGCCGAAGACCTTTGAAAGCGATTCAACCGCACCTTTGGCATATTCCGTTAAAGTCGCAAGTGCGGAACTCAACCGCTTTACAACCTGAGTTGCCACCTGAAGAATAGGCTGACCGACTACGGCAAGGAGCTGTTTCCAACTTTCTCTGAGGTTGCCCGTTACATTCTCCCAACCGTCTGCTTCACGGCTTGCCTGTCCCATAGCACCCGAAAGCTGATTAGCGTCCTTGACCATTTGCAAAAGCGTGAGCTGTTTCTGCGATTCCGACAAATCCGTAAATGACTTGCCATACAGCTTATTAGCCGCCGCATTTCGTGTGGTTTCAGTACAGGACAAACCGAGTGCGGCATCATTTTCAAAGTTGCCTTTAAGAAACGATTTCAGGCTTTCTGCGGTGTCTTCAAGCGAACGGTCGTAATATGCGGCACTGTCGGCTGTTACCTGCAAAGCCTCCTGCATCATACCCAAAGCACTTGAACTGTCCATACCCGTAGTTTTTGCAAAGGCATAAATGCTTGTGCCGACGCCCTGCAATCGGGTTTCAAGAATACCGCTTTGGTTGGCAACGCTCTGAATGGCTGATTCTGCCTGTGACTGCATTGTGCCGAATGTCTGCTCAAACTGTGAATTTGCCGCATTGACTTCCGCAGCCGATTCAATGCACTGCTGACCGAACTCCTTGATTTTTGCAACAGAAAAAGCGGCAACCACAGCCATTCCTATTTTCTTAAACGAAGATGAAACCGAATTGCTTAATTGCTCACCGCTGCCTTTGATATTTGAAAACTCTTTATCGGTTTTCTGAGAAACACCCTCCGCAACCTTTGAAAAGGACTGTTTCATATCCGTGCTTACATTTTCAAAATCTTTTGAAAGACTTGAAAACGCCGAATCAAACTTTTTGGTAATTGAATCGGAAATCTTATGCAATGTTTTTGAAATATCATCACCTGTCAGCCTGACATCAAGCTCAATTTCACCCGCCTTTGTCGCTATATTCACCACTTCCTTTCATTTTAGATTTTTTAAAAACAGGCATAAAAACAGCGCACACCGCTATGATGTACGCTTAAAAATTTTGCAAAAGAACAGCCACCCCATTTGGAGTGGCTTTTTGTTTTAGTTGTTGAGTTCGTAGTATTTGATGTCGATTTTCGGAAGTGACACATTGTTGCCCATTACGGTTTCATATGTATAGTCGCCGTCACAAGTTCCCCAGAATGTGATTACATCATCTTCAAGGAGTTTGTCCGCACCGTCAGGAATTTCTACAGTTGCGTAGATTGTATCAGTCCACAATGGTTCATCAAGATACTCATTTTCTTCTTTGGTTATATTGATTCTCAGGTCAACCGAATCGCCCCAGCCTTCCTGAACCTGAATAATCTGACCTTCAAACTTGTAGTCATTACCTTTGTACTTGTCAGGGTTTCTTGAAAGAGTTTTAAAGTCGACTGTTTTGCAACCGTCTTTAAATTCTTTTTCAACCTTTTTCGGGTCTTTAGTAGGCTTTTCTGTTGCAACTTCTTTTGTGGTCGGTGCTTCTGTCGCTTTTTCAGTTGCTTTTTCTGAACTCTGATTTGCAACAGTAGTTTCCTGCTTTGATTTGTTTGAACCGCTGTTACCGTTAATTGCACCGTTTACACCGCCAACAATCATAATAGCAACAACGATAATAACCCAAAAATACCAACGCTTGTAAATTTTCTTCTTCGCATTTGCAGGATTTACGGTTGCCGAGGTTGAATCGTTTCCGCCAAAGCCTGCACCGCACTTGTCGCAAAATTTTGCATCGTCCTTTAATTCGTTTCCGCAATGTGGACATTTCATAAACATACACTCTCCTTAATAAATTTGTTAGTGTATGTTACATTTTATCACTATATATTAACATTGTCAAGAATTTTGTAGATACAGCGAAAATTATGTACAAATTTACAGATTAGCGAAGAAGTTTTGAAATTCTGCAAGAACGATGTTCATATCTTCGTCTGAATAGTGCTTTACATTTCTTGACCGCCATTTGCTGCGGATTTTATGCTGTGACGAAGTAAAGTTTTTCAAGACTTCTTTGTCGGTTTCAAGGCGAATTTGAACCGTTCTTGCAAGCGGTGTTTCGGGTCCTAAGCCTTGCAGAAGTGAGCAGAACTCATTCCAACTCATTTTTGCAAAATCCTTTGAATAAATGCTGACCCCGTACTCCGAGCGAAAGCTCGACACGATTAAATCAAAGTCATCAATCAGGTCGTAGCCGGGGTCTGAACTTCCCCCTCGTCAGTCAAATCGCCTGTTGCAATTTTGGCAGATTCGCTGATAAGGGCGTTGAAATCGTGCATATTCAGCTTTAACTTTTCAATCTTTTCTCTCTCGGATTCATCAAAAAGAAGATGATACATTTCGATAACATCTTTACTTTTACCGTTGCCGTCCTCAAAAAGTGCCGCAACTTTGAGCATTGAAACTGCGTCATTGTTGATTGCAAGGTCAACATTTTTAACTCTGACACTCGGCTTTTCCTCAAAATTAAGCTTGTCTGTAATATCAATTAACTTTGACATAATCGTTCATTCCTTTCGTTTTTTAAGCGGCTGCTGTATATACGGGTTTGCCGTTTGACATAACTTCAAATTCAAGCGGAGCAACACCCGTACTTGCGCCTGCACCGTTTGATGTAACGGATACAACTGCATTTTTAAAGAGGACGGTTGCACCGTTAGGGAAGGTCCACATAAACGAAACTTCTGTCTTTCTGCCGTTTTCAAATGCAAGGGCGGCAATCTGGTCGTTACCTGCGTCACCGATGGTACGCTTACCCTTTACCGAAATTGTGATTGACTTTGCTGTCATAAGCCTTGACTTCCAGCCCTCGTTTTCAAAGGCTGTCCATTCCTCGACACCGTTGTCAAATGCAACAGAAAATTCTTCGCAGTTAGCAATATTTGTCGTGGCGGATTCTGTTCCTGCCTTGCCAACCGCAAACTGATTTTCATAGCATGGGAATACTCCCGATTCAACTTTTGCCATAAAATTACTTCCTTTCGTAATAAAATTTAACTTCAATGACCTGCTCATACACACCCTTGTCGTCTGTTCCCACATCAACGGGTTCTTCCGTGAGCAGTTCGATTATATAGATTTTGTGTTCCTTAATTTCAACATTTTTAATGCCGTAAAGCGTTTCGTAAAGTCTGCGTGCAAACTCCTCGGTTTCTCTTGCGTTGTCGGTGTAATGGATAAGCAAAGACACGCTTATTGTATCGTAGGTGCTTTCACCGCCGATTGCCCTTGTGGGTGTTCCCGACTGCTTTAATGAATACACACCGATTGACCTGTCCTGCTTATTGTCAAGTTTGCCGATGTAATAATGCTCGGCTGAGGTAACGCTTTTGAGCCAATCTCTGATGTCCGATAAGTAAATCAAAGTCCTGTATTTCTCCTATATATTTTAGTGAATGTTTGACTGCAAAAATTCTGCCGTGTACCGCCCTCAAGCCACGGAGCGAACCATTTACCGCCGGCGGCAATGTTTTCCTTACGGCTGAAATTATACTCGGGATGAAAATACAACCGCCTTGCATACGGAGTGCTTGACACAATTTTAACCGTGCCGTTCCAACTCTGCGCACAATCTTCAAAGGTATTTTCGTTCTGAAGGTTACCCGTATCAAACGGCATTACCTGCGTGTTTTTCACCTGTATAAGAAGTGCATCACCTGTCTGCTCAAGAGCCTGTTGCTTTGCCTTATCAAGCTGTTTTACAACAGGCATGTTGAGTTTGATTTTTGATGATACCGAAAATCCCATTAAATCACATCCAATTCCGTAAAATTAACTGTACCGTCAGGGTTGCAGTGTTTAATGCTCTGCACAATATTTCTCTTTACGCCGTCAAGGATTACAAAGCCACCACTTAAATTTGGGCTGTCGGGAGCAATGTCGCCGTCAAAAAGCAAGACAGCCGACACCTGAACAATTTTCTGTTCTTTGGTATAGACTGTCTTTGCCTTTGACTGCATATTACACAAGGCAGAGCCACCGTGCAGGGTTGCTGACGGGTATAAGCTGTCGGAGGGATACAGATTTTTGCATTCAAACACGGTCAGGGGTGCTCCGTCTTCGGTAACACCCTCACCGTAGATTGTGACCTCGACAGAAGTTTTGCAGAACTGCTTTTTTACAAGTGACGGAAATTTCACGGTTTTCACGCACCTTTCAGATTGCAGGATAACAAAGTCCTGTTGATTTTAGCAACGCATAGAGGTCGGCAGGAATTGCCACTCCGCTGATACACATTAAATTCCAGCTTGCGCCAAATTCCATTGATGTGCCGTTGATTGAATAGCTTTTCAGGTAGGAAGAAATCATATCGGCATTTTCTTCTTCAAAAGCAGTAAGTCTGCTATGCACTCTGCCGATGATTCTCTTCTGCATTTCCGAAAGTTTTTCAAAATCAATGCGGTTAAAAGTCAGAACATCAATGTGTTCGGCAGAGATAATACTGTTTTCATCTCCGCCCTGATGTTCAATGTAATCGGCATACATAGATTTACTCCTTTGTGTCTGACTTGGTACTCTCTTTAAGTTTTTTGTTTTCGGCTTTGAGCTTTGAATTTTCTTTCTTCAAAGTATTGTAATCATCAACAGAAATTTTCTTGCCTAATCCATATTCTTTGATTTTGCCGTTGTCATCCTGAATATCATAACCACGGGATACATAAGTCTTAGCTTCCTCGTCTGTGTTGACTGTATATGACTTATTGTCTTTGATTGCTTTCATTTTTTCTCACCTCGCTTTAAGCCTCGGCATGAATGATTACGCCCTGCTTCATAAGTTCGTCAATGGCAAAAGTACCATTAACTTTTCTGTTCTGATATATATAATTATCAGCTGTTCGGCTGTCAGAACCCGGAGTATAGACATTGATATATGAATACTTAACTCTTGACACCTGTGCTTCCGGGTCAATAAGAATATAGTCAATCTGCTTAGCTGAGCTGTCAGCAACACAACCGTTTGTAAAATCAAACAAAGACTTCATTCTTGAGCTTGGCACTTCTACAATCTTATCAATATCATCAACGGAACGAACACGGCGGTCAATGCCCTTTGCGGAACTGATTTCAAGTGTTCTCTGAATACCCTCTGCATTCTTCAAAAGCTTTTTGTACTGTGGTGTCGCATAAAGAATAACCCTGTCGAGCGGTACACCTGCTTCGGCAAAAGCCTCAAGGTTATCGTCAAAATCTGCAAGCACATTCGCCGCAGTTAATGCAGTAGTTTTTACTGTTGCACCAACTCGCTTAGCTTCTGTATAAAGCTTGCTGTAAGTATAACAGTCGAGTTCAGGTATAGCCTGTGTTTTTTCAAAGCGTGTCTGAATATTTGCGATAGTTACTACCATATTTGTTTCGTCAACATCAATAGGGTCGATAGCAAACTCAATATCTCTGTCGTGGTCAAGGTTTTTGGTTTCGTAACCGTTTGAATATGTACCCGAATTAAAACCGCCTGCACCTCGTGTATGGTCTTTATAACCGCTGACCGAGAGTTTCGGGATTTTAATATCCTTACCGTTGATAATCTGAATGTCAGAGTTTGAGTGGTAAAGGTCATCACAAGTAAGGGCTTGACCGTACAATTCTCTTAAAACATTACTGAAAATAGTTGCGTATTCTAATACTGCCATAATTATTTACCTCTTTTCTTACTTTTTAGATTTGATGCCGAAAATTCCTCTTAAGGCATCTTCTGTTAAATTTTTGTCGCTGTTGCCGTCACCGCCGATTTTCTTAACTCCTGTGCCGTTCTCGGCAGGTTTGCCCTTGAGTGCGGGGATATCGTCAAGCACCTTTTTAACAGCCTCTGTCAGCTTTTCCGCATTGACCTTGCCGTCTGTCACAGCCTTTGAAAAGTCTGCAATTTTAAGCACATACGGAACGGTTGCAATGTCAACGCCCTGTTTTACGGCTTCGAGGGTTGCCGATTGGTTGACTTCTGCCATAAGTTTTGCGTTGTTTGCGGATTCAACTTCCGACTGCATTTTTGCAAAGTCGGGAGTGTTCTTGGCTTTCTGCTTTTTAAAAGCACCGATAGCCTCTTTCATCTCATCGGCTGACAATCCCTGCTCCTTAAAATATGACTTCAAAACGGTGTCCTCTGTCACGCTCTGTTTGCCTGTAATAAGGCTTGCGAGCTTGTCATAATCAAAGGCAGGAGCGTTTCCCTGCGGTGTTCCCTGCGGTGCAGGTGTCGGTTCATTGGGGGTTGGTGTTGGATTTGGTTCTGCCATTTTTTTCATATCCTTTCGGTTTTTCGGGTGTCTCCCGTAATCAGTTTATAGAGTGTCTCTCTGTTTCAGTTTTGCACGGTGTCTCCCGTAGTTTAATGTCTTCGGACAATAAAAAAGCACCTTACATATTCGTAAAGTGCTTAATCCGCTTTTTCTGTTTTTTCTGTTTTAACTGCTTTGGCTCTCGGCTTTTTGGGAGCGTCAGGCTTGACCTCTTCTGCAAAACCGCCGTCAATGAGTTCCTTTGCTCTCTGCTCGGAGCATTCAAAAACTTCATTCACAGGTCGGGTTACATAGCCGTTCTGCCTGTCGTTAAATGCTGTTGTTACTCTGATTTTCATTCTGTCACCACCTTTTCAATATTTTAAACTGGTCGATTTCGACCGGTTTAAATGCAATAAAAAAGCACTCTGATTTCTCAAAGTGCTGATTTGATGTATTTAGTTCTGTTACGGCAAGTTACAGGCAAGTTAAGCAATGCCGTGAACAAGCCGTTTTTCTTGCTCTGAACATATTCTCGGCAAGTTAAACAACAAAACCGCCCTTTTTACGGAGCGGTTAGATTATGCCACTATTTTTTAGATATTGCATTTTTTGTTTCTCTCTAAGCTTACTGTAAAGTGCTTCAGCATCTTTAGCTTCTTGTGGAGCATCTTCACGCAAAGTGACATTTAAACCATTTGTTACAAGGTACGGCTTAAACGCATTCCATAGAGATTTTTGTTCTTCAGTTTGTATCAATCTCATACTATCATCACCCTAAAAGTTTGCTGACTCTGTACTCATTATACACTTCATCCATAGCTTTATCTTTTAAGCATTCAAAAGCATACTCACTTATATCCTCTATATTATAACCGTTATTTATCAATTTTTCAACCTTTGGAGCATAAATTTTATTAAGGTAATCGCAATATTCAAAATAATCGTTAATACTTCCGAATTTTGCTCTGTAATTTTTAGCGTCTTGCCAATGAATCAGTTCGTGCAGAATTGTACTCAATCTGTCTTGCGGACAAGCCAAGTTTTCTTGTAAGCCTGACAAATCACTTGTTGAAAAGTATGCTGAATTGACATTTAGAACATTTTGCATTGGCATATATGAAGCAATAGCATTTACTCGCATTTCTTCGGGAGTGACAATACAAATTTCAGGCTTTCCGCTTGTTTCAACCTCTCCGAGCATATCAAACGCTTTTCTCACTTGCATATCAAAATTATGAAGTTCTTTTCGTTTTAGCTTTACCTTATCTGAAATATAAACATTATCACACAATGTATTTGCCTTGTGGGTATCAATTGTAATTGTTTCGCCCTCAATTTTGCGTTCAAAAGTTTTTGATATATCTTCTTCAAAAACAGGTCTGTAATATTTCTGTTCATTGGTGTTTAGTGAGAATTGCTTTGTCTTTTCTTCAAGCGTATTCGCCCTATCGTGCCACTCATCGGCTCGGGTTTGGGCAATGCGTTTATTGTCCTCGTCAAGGCTGTATTCGGCACGGCGGTCAAAGCGTTCTGCCTGACGCTGTGCATACTGCTGTTTTTCCTCAATTCCTCGCTGACGGTCAAGCTCTTTGATTTCATCTTCAGACAACGGTGCGTCCAAATCATCAAGTTCGGGATAATATGTACTTGTGCTGTCCTTACATCTTGGATGAAACAAACCGTTCTTGATTGCGGTTGAGAGAAGCGGATAGTTTCCGTCTGACTTTTTGCCGTTTGAATACACATCGTCAATAAACACCTTGCCGATATATTTTGCACAATCGGGGCAGCCGCCCTGTCTTGAATTCACAACAACAAGGGATACTCCCCATTCGGCTCGCTTTTCGCCCTCGCCACGAAGATAGGCTCTTTTGTTGGCTGTTTTAACCGCCATATCCGCATAATCCGAGAGCGTATGCCTTGCACCGTTTTTGTATTCCACACAATTAAGACCTGCGTTGAGCATATCTTTGCAGGCGATATCAACGGCTTTTTCGTATGTAACCGCACCCGTGTTCATTGCAACCTGTGCGTTAAAAATCGCCTTGCGGTACTTGTCGTTGCTCATACGCAAAACTGCCGTTTCTGCCCTCTTTAAATCGTCTGTGGTCGATTTTATGAGTGCGTCAAGTTTACGGTCATTCACCTTAAAAAACTCGGCTGTGCTGTGTGCTGACGGCTTTTTCGGGGCTTTGAAACCGTCCTTGACAGCTTCAAGAATTTCTGCCTCCTGACTTGCATTTCCGTCAGCTTTGGCGGTGCGAATCATCTCTTCAACCTTGCTGTTAATGGTTTTGAAACGCTTGCCGAATTTCTTTGCGTTGTGCTTACGATACTCTTCAAGACTTTTGAGCTGTTCAGCCTGCCATTGTGTCCAGTTGTAACCCTCTTTGGTTTCTTCGGCTCTGTGACGGCTGAAATTTCTCATCATGCTGTCAATCAGTTCATCTTCGATTTTTTCAAAGGCTTCTCTGATATTGTAATCACTCATTGTTTACCTGTGTATCGTTCTGTTCGGGATTGCTTTCGGTTTTTTCTGCATTATTTTCCGTATTTTCTTCATCATCTGCGTTATTGTCAGGTTCTTCTGTGTCGGTAAGGTCCACATCGTTAAGCTCCGACTTTTCTTCTTCGCCTGCAATGCCCTGCTCTTCCTTAATTCTCTGCACCTCTTCGGCTTTCCAATCCTCCGACTTGCTGTCGCCGTAAAGCTCGTCAACCGAGGTTTCAACTGACATCAAACCGCCCTGTCTTGCTTTTGACACGGTTTCAACCTGACTTTCAAAGCTCGGATTTGCATATTCGCCGAAGTTTACGGATACTTCCAAGCCCTCAACAATACCCTTGCCGTTAAGTTCACCGTCTGCATTGAGTACAACTGCAACAAGGCTTTGAAGTGCGTTCTGCGTAATTTTCACAAGGTTCTGCCTTGTGTAAAGGGTTGTCTTTTCCTTTTCACGCTGAGCATCTGCATTATCAAGCTTCTTCGTATCAATGCCGAGAGTTGACGGCGATATAATGCCCTGTAAGCAGAGGTCGAGGGCAGTAATGTATGAACTCAAATAGCTTTCGTGCTGAATCTGCGGACTTTCGGTGTAAATCCTGTTGCCGTTGCCGTTTTCAGACATATCGTTGCCCACGGTGATAAATCGGTTGTCAAACGGATTTGGCGATATTGGCTGACAGGTTTCGGGATTTCTCGGAACAAGGCAACCAGGCACATACTGCTTTGTTCGGCAGGCTCTGAGTGCGTCCATCCACTGTGACCACACTTCATCAAGGCTGTCGAAAGCGTCTGTTTTTATGCCGATAATGCCCGCACCTCTGCCCTTGTGGCACGATTTGCCGTAAAGGACAGGTACAGCCCACATATATGATTCGTCAAATGTAACACCCTTTGAATCAATCCATGAAAGAGCGTCAACCGTGTGCAGGTCAATCTCTTTGCCGTTGTCATCATACAAAGCATAGTGAATATAGCCGTAACCGTATGTTTCTTCAAAGCGGTAACGGCGGTGTTTTTGCGTGTAATCGGTGTAAAACTTAACCTCTCGGATTCTGCCGCGCACATATGTAAAGTCGATGTTTTCGGCAGGATACCATTCAACAATCGGAACATCTGATACAGCCGTGTCAAAGCTGACCTTAAAAGCACCGTCACCGACAACACATAGGTCACGGAGCATTTGCTTAACCGTGTCGGACAGCTTGTTCTGCTTTTCAATATCTTCCCAACGCTCTGCATAAGCGGTTGAATTTTTACTTGTAACATCTGTGCCGTTGTAGTCGGCAATTACGATATTCACAAGCGTTTCGCAGATGAGTGCCGGCAAGCCCGTGTGTATTTTACGGATTTCAAGCCCCTTTGTGCTTTTTGCCGCCCAAAACATAGTTTTGTTTGTATCAATCTGCTTGTACAGCTCCGCAAGCTGTCTGCTATTGCCCCAATACCAAATGCGATTGATAAAGCACTCGGTCAGATGATTGCTTGTTTCGGTAACGGTAATTGTTTTGTCGCTTGCAGGAGTAATCTGCAAAAAGTTTTTAATTCCCGATCTGATAGATTCAGCCATTCTGTTAATCAGCCCCATTTATTTCACTTCCAATAATATTTTTAAACGGCAGCCACGCATATTGACCGCTGTTAATGCAATGGTCGTGACCGTCCTCGGGTGTGTTGTCTTTATCCTCTCGCCAGCTGTAAATTTCAAACTCGGCAATCGTGTTTTTACAATGTTCAAGCACAAAATAACAGTCGGTGGCAAGCCAGCCGAGTACAAGATTGATTCGGTCGATAATCTTCGTTTTCTTCCATGCATTTGCAAAGTCATAGACACAGCCGTGCTGTCGCTTATACTTTTGAAATTCGGTAATAGTCGCTTGGTCGGCGCTGTCAATAAAAGCCGTGCGTGCAAAGCCCCATTCATCACGGTTGCGGTCAAGAAAATCAATAAAATTCTTCACCGTGTCACTCGGGGCAATAGGTGTTTGCATTTCGGCATTGTTGTAAACTCTTTCATCAAGCTGAACACACTTACCGTGATTGGTAATGCCGTAAAATGTCATTGCGATAGTGTCAGGCGACTTCTGCGAATAGGCGGTATCAAGACCTGCGGTGAACTGAACAAAGTGTTCCGACTTGCGGTTACAGTTCAAAAACTTTCCTGCCCACTCTTTTGATTTGATATGTCTTGCCCTCTCAAAATTCGGGAACACAAGACCTGTTGCTCTGCCTCGCAAACCTAAGATTTTATTTTTATAGAGCTTTGTACCTTTCGGTGCAGAGTTCTTTTTCTTTTCAATCTGTTCGGGTGTAAGACTTAAATTATCAGCAAAAGAAAAGAACCAATACCGCCAATGCGGTACAGGTTCTTCGGTAAGCTCCGCCGTAATCTCGGGAGGAACATCGTTTTCATATTTTTTAAAAGGACGGGAGCGGTTGACAAACTCCTTATACACAGGCAGGCTCGGATCATCGGGATTCAGCGTTGCAAGCATATAGTCATTACGGGTTGACATCTCTCGGATAAACTCGATATCGGCAGTGTTGATTTCGTCAATATAAACGCACCCAAACTGCGCACCGAGTACCATTTCCCATTTATCTCGACTGCTGTAGCCGAGAATATAGATAATTTTGCCCTCAAACTTGATATGCGGGAGCTTGTAGTCCTTGTCGCCGTTGCCACAGTAAACTGCGTTACGGTGCAGGTCGAGAATACCGTTGTCCTGTTGAATTATAGTTTCCTCAGCCTTGCCCGTAGTTTTGGCGGCAATTGCGTGAAGCTTCTTCGGCGACTGCGACACCATTCGCATAAACTTAACGCCTGCTCCGACGGTAGTTTTTCCGGACGCTGTAGTTCCTTCAAGAAATTCAGCCGACACATTTGTTGTGTTGATAAAGTCGATATACTTTTGTGACAACGGGAATTTGTTACTCACTCAGTCCCTCACCACCCAACTGTCTGAACACATCGGATAGCTTTTCGGACTGCTCAACCTTTGCGTCAACATTAAGTTTATCCTTGAAAAGGCTATATACTTTACCTAACAACTCGGCCGCTTTGTTTGCGTCGGATATTCTTGTTGGTATCGTTACTATCTCCGGCACTTCGCTTTTAATTGTATGTTTTCGTATTGTACCATTTTCATCAGGTTTGTATGTTGACTCTTCCTGACTGACTGTTACAACAACGCTTTCTTTCTTTTCACGTCTCATAACTGCAGTAAGGTATTTCAGAACCTCATCTTGCTGAGCAATTAGTTTTGATTCTTTTTCAGATAATCTTTTGTCTATATATTCCCTTATGTTGGGTTTTGCCAAGTTTTCACTTGCTATATTATTTGCGTTCTTTTTTGAATATCCTGCCCTTATTGCGGCTTGTGTTGCATTAAGGTCAACTAAATATTCATCGCAAAATCTTTGTTGCTTAGCTGTTAGCATAGCCATAATACAACACCGCCTTTCACGCTAACACAAAACCGCCCTCAAACGAGAGCGGTCTGTGCAATTTTTATCTTAGGAGAGTTTCGCATATGTCCTGTTTGTCAAACTTTCATAATACCATTATACGCAGGGTAAGGGTGACATTCAATGACATTTCAAAATAATTTTACGAGAAATCGAACTTTTTTCGGAACGCCTGTAACGCTTCGCCGTGCAATCTCAGGGTATGCCTTACGCTCATTTCCATACTCTCGGCAATATCCTCCCACCTCTGACAATTTATGTAATACTCGGTCAAAATTGCAATGTAACGGTAATCGTCAAGTGCGTTGATTTTACTGCGGATTTCAGTTTTCAACCGCACAAGATTGTCAATTTCCCTATTGATTTCAGCCTGAAGGTCTGCAATCCTGTCCACAATCCGCATAGGGTCATTCACTCCTGATGTCTTAACAGGCTCGTTCTGCTTAACCGATACCTGTGCAATATTCAGCCTAAGTTTTGACAGCTCGTGTTCTTTCGTTCTGATCAGCTTATCCGAAACCCTGACCGAATATAAATAATCTTTAACCGTCAATCCACTTCACGCTCCTCGTCAAGCATACCAAGTTCCTGCGCCAACGCAACAACAGCGGTTACAATCAAATGCAAATCCTTGCCTTTAATATCGCACATACGATATCTGACTTTGATAGCTTCTTCTTCATTGTCGATTTCATCAAAACTAACAACTACACCTTTATTTAAGGTTTCTATTTCGCCGTTATCGTAATTAACGGTAATGTTTTTAATATCTTTCATTCTTCTACCTCACTTTCAAGCCAATGTTTAATCCCTGTAGTACAACTTTTATCATCAAAGTAATAACCGTTGCATTGTTTTTGGTAGTAACCGCAATTCACACACTTGTCGAATTGGTGCACGAATAAGAATTGAGTCATATCATTGATGCTCATCGATTTGATTTTTTCAAAGTTTGTCATTGTTTCACTCCTTATCCATTTTGGCTCCGCAGTAAGGGCAGTATGGATACAAATCAATGTCCTCATAAAAAGTGAGAAAGTTGCCACACTCAGAACATAAATAATTTGCATAACCGACACCCTCGCTGTCATATTCCCAACTTCCGTGCTTAATCTCTTGCATATCACACACGGTTGCTTCGTTGGGTTTACTTCCGTCAACTTCGATAATATGCTTAACTGTTTCGGCATTTCGTTTTGAATTAAAGTATATCGTGTTTACACTACCGTCTGCGAACGGTATATCCAAAGCATAATCACCGCAAAAATCACGGATTTTTAATTCTTTTTCAATCATCGCTCTTCACCGTCCTCAATAGGCTGATTCCAACACTTAACGCAGTTATGGTCTTTTTTTTGACAATCATCTCTGTTTATCAATCCTAAAGCATACGGACATACTCCTTTAGGTATTCCGTCTATTCTAAGCTGAGCGTTCGGATAATGTTCCAAGAACTCGCTTAAATAAGTCCTCTGCGGGTGTGCATTGCTCCACCGCTGAACAATTGAAATTGCTTGTTGAGGGTAATGCATTTCAAAGGTTGTACAGCTCACAAATTCAGATGCGCCGTTATTTGTATATGATAATGGACATTCTGAGCATTTAATGTCACACCCTTTACCCTTTGACCTTTTCGTCATTCTTAGTCTTTCACTAAGATAATTCTCTGTTTTTGAACAATCAATCATTTTCTTCGTCTCCTTCAAAATTAACAACTTTCCCATTGTCGGTATAGTCCCGTTTGTCAAATTCAAGTTTCAGCTTGTCGATGACAACCCTGTCAATATGGTCCCAAAAGACTTCGTCGGTGTCGGAGTGTTCAATTATCTCGGTCATCGACTTCAAAGCCTTTGCACATCTATCACGACCAAAGCCGAAATCCTTATACAAGGCAAATACAATCATCTTAAAAATTCGCCTTGTGGCGTCCGCAATTTCCTTGTCCTTGACTTTCTGGTATTCCCTGTCGGCAAGGCGGTTAATCTCCGCCATAGCCTCCTTTTTCAGCTTAACAGGTATTCTCGCTTTCAATGCTTTCTCTCCTTTCGTCAATCTTATCAAGTGCAGTTACAATCAACGAGCTTTTGGCTTTGGTGTCCATAAGCTCTGCCTGATAGTAAAACCGACCCGTTGTATTCCGTCTGATGATACAGCCTTTCAGAATGTATTCTGCTCCATTGTACAGCACGGTTCTTTCAAGGTTGCGTTTAACTTCCGAGATATTCACAGTTCTTCCACCTTGATGTAAATACCCGAAACCTCTGCCCAAAACTTTTCACATATCTCACTTGCAACAAGTGCGTCATCAGACCAAAAGCCGAGAGCGGTCATACAGTCTTTTAGCATTTTTTGCAGATTGTCCGTGTCAGGTTTTGTTATACGATATTCGCCGTCCTGATGTTTACCACGAGGAAAGCACCACTTTGTTATCAGTCTGACACCCGACTTGTACGGGTCTGACGGTTTAAACTTTGCTAAATGTGACATGAGCTTTTCTCTTGCCTGTTTCACCTCGGGCGGATTGTAAAAAACAGGTTTGCCGTTTTTTACCATAACTTTATGTTCCTGTGCCGTTACGGTCGGCGGTATCATCGGCATAAAAAATTCAGTCTTCATTTTCTTCAAAATAATCAACTCCATACCACAACTTTAATTTCGGGTCGTAAACTATGTATCCGTTAGCTACTAACTTATCCAACACATAGTCAATCAACGCCGGTCGTTTAGAAATCCAGTCCATTACCTGATCGTTTTTATAACTGTAACTTTTATTTGGAAGTTTTCGCCTCAAAGGTGGCATTCCCTTAGCGATTTTCAATCTTTTATCTTTTGAAGTCGTTTTGCATTTTGCCATTTTTTGCCATTCCTTTCTTAACTTTAAAATTTTGCTTTTAGTCACAGGTCAGGGGAAGGAGTTGTTGTGCGTAAGCTTCGCACAACTACTTCACCCCTGTGACCTTAGGGAACGGAAATACTCCTATATATATAGAATATATATATAGGTTTTTTCTTTCCCTCGGAAAATCTCGAGAAAAAAGTCATTTTCCGTCATTTTTAGAAAAGGAAAATCTCGGGAAATTTTCCCTATTTTCCCTCACGGAAAGGGAAATTCTCGATAAAATTTTCCTTTCCAAATTTGACAGAAAGGAAAATTTATTCGACTTTTTCCTTTTCCCTCAATCCTGTTTTACCGCCGTCAATCCAAAATCCGCCGTGTTCTTTTAGTCGATTTCGGACTGTTTTTTCGGTAACTCCAAGATATGTAGCAATGTCATTTATATCTGCCTGACCGTTATTTTCTTCTGCAGTAAACGCTGTCATAATAGATTCTGAGCGTTCTTTTTTGCGTTCCGATTCACTTTTTTTCTTGCTGAAATTCTTTTTGTAGGGTGAGCCTTTGATGTTAAAATCGCCCTCAAAATTACAGTCCTTCAACACACCTGTTGCGTCCGATTTGTGAATCGGATAATCAAACCAAAGGTTAAGTGCATCAAATGCCGGAAACTCTCGCAGAGTACCCTCTATTCTCCACGCTGACATCCCTTTTACGGTTTTTTCGGCACGGGCAACATCTGACATCATCAGCTTAAAAGACTGTTCAGGAAGCGTTTTGCGTGCGATGTCAATCATATTATTTGACATTACCAAATCGTCCTGCGAACACACTTCACTGATTTTGTTGAAGCGACCTATCCAGTCTTTGCAGATTTTACAGGTTCTTTCATCCTTTTGCTGTTTCATCAAATCATCGCTGATTTCAAGTCTTGTAAGGTCAAGAAGTGCGTCAGGGTCACGAGCGAAAACACCCGAACCCGACACTCTGTCCATTGACTTTTTACCGCCCTGAGCACCTTTTGAATGGTGGTGACAGTAGATTACCGCACATCCGATTTCTGTACATACCTTGTCAAACTGGTTGCAGAAGTGTGCCATTTGGTCCGCACTGTTCTCATCACCTGTAATAACCTTGTATATCGGGTCAATCACAACAGCTATAAAGTTGCCTTTTAAAGCTCTGCGTATGAGCATAGGCGCTAACTTATCCATAGGCACGGACTTGCCACGCAAGTTCCAAATATCAATTCTGTTTAAGTTTTTTGGTTCAAGTCCCAATGCCTCATAAACATCTTTAAAACGGTGAAAGCAGGACGCACGGTCAAGCTCAAGATTCACATACAAGACATTGCCCTGCGCACACTTAAAGCCGAACCATTCTGTTCCCTCGGCAATTGCAATACACAATTCGATAAGACCAAATGACTTACCTGCTTTTGAGGGTCCGCCGAGGAGCATTTTATGTCCCTGTCGCAATACTCCCTCAATCAGAGGCGGAGCAAGTTCGGGAGGATTTTCAAAAAAATCTGCGAGGTTGTCAAGATCGGGCAAGTCATCGTTGATACTTTCCACCCAGTCTTTCCACTCGGCAAAATCTGATTTACCGATGTTTGTGTCAATGATAAACTGCTTTTTGCCGTTGCGGATAACACCGGGCATACGGCTCAATCTTGACGGATTGCGGTTCTGCTTGTCGATTTCAAAGCCGTTTTTATGGCATACATTGTAGAGATAATCAACCCTTTTGCGGTATTCGTCATAGTTTGCGGCATCAATCTTAACAATAGCATGGACTGATTTTCCGCCCGAATAAACAAGCACCGCAACAGGCAGCTCAAGCTCTCTGATGATTGCATTTTGTTCTTCAAGAGCCATACAGTCAGATTCCACCAGAGCGTAACGATAATCGGTTACATTCTCGTTTTTAACACCCTTACCGTCCAACGGATTAAACCTTATCCACGCACCTGCCTCGGGTTTGTAATCACCGAATACATTTGATATATCACCGTCACAATTGTTGAGGGCGGCAATAAGCTCACCTGCCGTACGGTCACAACTGCCCTTTGTAGGCAGATATTTAACCTTGCCGTTATCGTTTTTCTCCCAAGTTTCGGTTACATAGCCGACATTTTCGGAGCTGTCAAAGAGGGTTTCAAGGTAGGTTACAATTTCATTCACAGGATTCCAGTTTGCAGGCTCGTGAAACTTTACACCCTCACAGGCTGTTACTCCGATATCGCCCTGTTCAAAAGCAATTTCATCATTCCAGCCGAGTTCTTTCGATTCACGAAAAGTCATCCCCCTGTCTTTTGCCATTTGGACTATCGTGCCTGCTGTGACAGGTGAGGCAGAGCCGTTAAAGCTTTGCCATTTCTTTTCACACTCACCGTTGTGATATCGGCTGTCTGCTCTGCTCCAATCGTCCCAGTCCTTTACGCTGTATCCCTCTTGTTTGAGTGCCATTCCGACATTTACCCAGTCTTGGTAGTCAAGCTCGGACGGATTGATGTATTCAAGTGCATTAAGTAAGTCCAACCGTATTCACCTCGCTTTGCGGTACATATGTTTTCGGGTTAATGCTTTTCGGAGTTCTCCAACCGTTTGCGGCAATCCTTGAAATCAAAGCTGACGCTTCGTCAAACTGCCATTTGCCCACGTGCTGAAAACCTCTGCTTTCAAGCATACGGATTTGTTTAGGTGTGGTTAAGCCCTCAATTCTTCGCTTTTCAAGCCTGTCAAGAATAAGTTTTGCTTTGCCGGCACTCTGAATTTCATCAGGGAATATTCCGAACTTTTCAAGCTTTGCTTTCTGTTTGTCTGTAGGCGGAGAACACTCCCAGCCAAATGCCGGAACATATCCTGCAAGGTCCTGCGCCTGAATTGACATTTCGTACTGCAACGGATCTACAAGTTTGCGTTTGCGTGTTCGCATTTCCGCAAGCTGATTTGCAAGCGCCTCTTCACGCTGAGCAACAACATCTTCGCTTGCTTTTTCCTCTGCTTCTTCAATGTCAATCGGGCAGCCTGCCTGTTCCGATAAGTTTTCGGTCATCTTTCGTGCGACTTCTTCGTTGTCGCAAATGAGGTGTGCAGGTCTGCACAGTTCGTGTCGCTCTGTATGCCATAAAAAGTCGAGGAGTAAAAGCTCCGTCTTGTTTGGTGCAAGCCTTGTTCCTCTGCCGACCATTTGGCAGTAAAGCCCACGCACCTTTGTAGGTCTTAAAACGACAACGCAGTCAACGCTTGGGCAGTCCCAACCCTCGGTTAAAAGCATGGAGTTGCACAGCACATTGTATTTATCGTTTTCAAAATCCTGCAATACTTCCGCTCTGTCTTCGCTGTTGCCGTTGACCTCTGCCGCTTTAAAGCCTTTTTCGTTCAAAATATCTCTAAATTTCTGCGATGTTTTTACAAGTGGTAAAAACACAACAGTTTTACGGTCCTTACAGTATTTTTTCATTTCTTCGGCAATCTGATAAAGATACGGATCAAGTGCCGTGTCAATGTCGCTTGCTTTAAAATCTCCTGCCTGTGTGGCAACTCCCGAAAGGTCAAGTGTAAGCGGTATTGTCACAGCTTTAATCGGTGACAGATACCCCTCTTTGATAGCCTTAGGGAGTGTGTATTCATACGCAAGCGAATCAAATACTGCTCCTAAATTTTTCATATCTCCTCGGTCGGGTGTTGCGGTAACACCCAACACTTTTGCATTGTCAAAATGCTCAAGCACACGCTGATAGCTGTCGCTGATTGAGTGATGTGCTTCATCAATAATGATTGTGTCGAAATAATCGCTGTCAAAGTTTGACAGTCTTTTCTCACGCATAAGCGTCTGTACAGAGCCTACAACAACCCTGTTCCACGAACCTATGCAACTTTGCTCGGCTTTTTCAACCGACGAATTAAGTCCTGTTGCTTTTTGGATTTTGTCCGCCGCTTGGTCGAGCAATTCTCCACGGTGGGCAAGTATCAGCACCCTGTCACCTCGACGGACACATTCTTCGGTGATTTTTGCAAAAACTATCGTCTTGCCACAGCCTGTAGGCAAGACAAGTAATGTTTTTAAATTGCCGCTTTCCCACTCGGAGAAAACGGCATTCTTCGCTTCATTCTGATACGGTCGTAACTGCATTAAAAGCTACCCGGTGTCCAGTTATTCGGCATCGCAGTATTTGGCGTTGCAGGCTGTGTGTTATACTGTGGCGGATATGTAGGCTGTACATACTGCTGAGGTGCAGGCTGTGTGTTATACTGTGGCGGATATGTAGGCTGTACATACTGCTGAGGTGCAGGCTGTGCTACGGCAGGAGATACCGTTGTCACCTGCTCATCGTAGGCATAAAAATACTTGATGTCATTTGTTACGCCCTCTGTACCGTCATTCTTGACATATTTGCGTATGATAACCTGACATTTACCTTTCTTGCCGATAATGCCTGTCCAGTCCATACGGAGCGGTTCGCCGTGCTTTTTCATTGACACGGACAAAAAGAGCTGTGACAGCTTCCATTCAAGCGAGGAGTGCAGTACGAAATTAACTGTAATTTCTCGCTTGTCATCTGCCCCCCACACATCAAAAGTCACTTTCGCCATATTACATGGTGGCAGTTTACCTTTACCCTGTGAGCGAGCACGCTCAACCTTTGCTACTGTAAAATCATAATCACCCTCGGGGAGCGATTCGTAATTTCCGCCCTCTTCGGTTATTTCGTCGTTCCAACCGAATTCTCTATCCATTTATACATATTCCTTTCTTATTAAAATGGTAAGTCACGGTTGCTCTGTATCACTTCAAACACCTTATTCCACGCTCCCACAAGGCAACCGTTAATAAATCGTGGGTCATAGTTTGTAATCGGTGTATCGTAAGGGTAGTGTCCCTGTGTAAACACCGCCAGTCTGATTTCGCTTTCATCAACACCGTTAGCTCTCATAAGGTCGGCAAGAGCTTTTGGTATGCCCTCGGGAATATTGACAGATTTATCATTCTGTATCTGAGGTGTTGACAGCGGTACAGATTCGGGAGTTTTTTCAATTTGCGTAGGTTGTGGCACAGGCTGTGTCGCAGGCTCTGCCTTAGGCGGCTGAGGTATCGGATTCTGCGGAACAGGAGCGTTATTTACAGGTGCAACATCATTAAAAATATGGGCAATGCCTGCATAGCTAAAGTCCATTTCTTCGGGCAGTCCGTGACGGTTCTTTGCGTCCCAACAAGGGTGATGAAGCGTGTACATCACTCTCCCTCCGCCCTGCGCTTTGTACTTTCTGCCGTCTTTGTCGGTCGCTACCGCTACTGTTTTATAATTTGCGAAAAGCACCATATCTGCCCATTCTTTTACAAGCGGAGAAATCTGTGAAGCAGTCTTTTTGCCGAGTTTAAGCTCCCAACGGTCATATTCCCCGATTTCATCAGGCTGTGAAAACTTGCGGAGCTGTGCGTGTGCGGTAAGCACAACATTGATACCTCTGTCGATTAAATCTTCAAGGCTGTTCAAGAATCTGCCGAACTCCTCTTTTTCGTAAACATATCCGTTTCCGTAACCGAAATCTTCAATACCTTTTTTGCCGTACTTTGAGCAAATATCATCAATACAAAGCTGTTCTGCCCAGTCGATTGTATCAATAACAACCGTCTTGCATACAGTCGGATTGCTTTTGATATATTCAAGCTGACTCTTGAGCATCGTCCATGATGTCGGCTTATCCATTCTTGCAACATCAAGGTTTTTTGTACTACCTTCAGTGTCGATAAACAGAGGATTCGGAAACTGCGAAGCAAAAGTTGACTTGCCGATACCCTCGGGACCGTAAATTACAACCTTTTGAGCCGACTTGATTTTACCTCTTGTGATGTTCATTATCTCACCCCCTGTACATCTGAAAAATTGATTTTATTGCCGTCAACATCAATGACAACATAGTCGATTGCGTAGTTGAGCAATTCGTTTGTCAAATCCTGTATTGACTTGCCTGTCATACCTGCAATCAAAACAATTCTTGAATAGTTTTCAGGCATAATCTTGACCTTGGTATAACCGCAGGCAAGCTCTCTGTGCGGATTGCATTTGATTACACATTCATTTGTATTTGTTTTTGCTGTTGTTTTAGCTGTAGTTCTTGTAGCCATAATTAAAACTCTCCTTCTGTCCAAGTCGGTGTTGTAACAGGTGCGGTTGTTTCGGACTTAATATAGCCGTCCTCGATGATTATTGAGCATTCATCGCCGTTTGAAACTCTTGTTGCAATAGCCTGCAATCCCTCTGATTCAAGCCATTTTGCAAAGTCTTTGAGTGTGTCGGTATCCATTTGTTCGAGCTTGTCAAGCAGGACAAATCCGCATTCAGGATTGAGCTTGCGAACAATTGCCGTAGCGACACGAAGCTGTTCCGAACCGCTCATGTTGTCCCACTTAAAACCGTTATATGTAAGCTCGCCCTTTTCAACCGATAAGCCGTCAAGGGGCAAATTTGCGTTGTTGAGCAAGTCATATTTTGTTTTGCGGATTTCTTCAAGCTGTGCCGTCATATCGGCGTACTTGCCGTAATATTCCTTTGCGTCCTCATCAGCTTTCGCTTTATCGAGGTTGGCTCTGACTTTGCGGTTAATTTCATCAATCTCGGTAATGTTTCTTTCAAGTTCTGCCGTGCTTTCATCGTGCAGTTCGGCAACGGTCTTTCTGCTCTGTTCAAGCTGTGCAAGCACTTTTGTAAGTTCGGAATTGTATTTTCTCAAATCCTCGTTAAGCCTGTTGATTTCGCTCTGTAAGCTGTTGGCACGGATTTCAAGGCTATCTTTTTCTGCTCTCAGGCGGTTATTTTCACCGTTGCGTGCAAGAATTTCCTGCTGTTTATTGATAAGTTCAGAGGCTGATACAGGTTCATTCGGCACGCCTTCGTATTCGGGCATTTCGGCGGCAAACTTTTTCTTTTGGTCTGCAATCTGACCGATAGCACGGCGCTCGTTATACACCTGTGTTTCCTGCGTTTCAAGCTCGTAAACTCTGTTGCCTACACCGATAATCTGCAAGAGCGTGTCAGCCTTTTCCTTGCCGGTTGCATTCATAAATTTCGGCAGGTCAAGAGCAAAGTTACTGACAAATGCGTCAAGCAAAGCCTGTCCGCCTTTGTTGCCTGCGGTGTCAATTACTTTAAGACTGCTGTTCTTACCGCTACGCTCCACAACTATACCGTTTGAGAGCTTGATTTTGAGATGTGGCGGAATTGTTGAACCCTCACGGTACGGAGCAGACGGAGCAAAACGATTACCGCCGAGAGCCCACGCAATTGCGTCAAGAACAGATGTCTTGCCCTGTCCGTTTTTACCGCCCAACACGGTAAGTCCGTTTTCGGTCGGTTCATAAGCAACCGCCTTTACTCTTTTTACATTTTCGATTTCAAAAGCTGATATTTTTACTGACATATTAAAGTCCTCCTTGACAATTCGCTTAAAATTGTCTATCATTTAATTAAGGTATTTTTCTTTGTCCGTTGAGGCTTTGCAGAGCTTCAGCGGATTTTTCTTTGCAATTGCAATTAATATTTAACATTGATATAATCCAACACCCTTGCCCAGCCGTATCTTTCGCCTGTTTTATCATCTGTGCAGCAGTTATACATCCAATACTCCCACTCTTTAGGATTTCGCTCTTTAAGTAAGTCAAATCTATGAGGGCGCTTTTCCAAGTGCAAACCAAATCCGCACATTGAGCAACCTGTTCTTTGAGCTTTGGTTGTGTACAAAGTACCATCTTCTTGCCTCTCGATTTTTCCATATATTTCGGGAACAGGAACATTTAAATCAAGAGCAAGTTGCAAAATGTCCTGTCTGTTAAAAATCGCAAACGGTGCTGATCTGATTGTAGATTTACCGAAATAATTACAACCATTTATCATTAAGGATTTAGCTCTTCTTCCGCCTTCGGAAGCCATCAAGCCAAGATAAGGCACGCTGTTATGTTCTTTTGCCCAAGTGTCACAAGGCTTTTCTTTTAGATAATAGCAGCATTTTGATGACACTTTGAAATTTGGAATTTGGTAATTTGTACCCTCTTCATTGTTCGCATAACCGCCGAACTTTTCAAGCCATTTTTGCGACATTTTCATACGACTGTTTTTTTGATAACCGCCATAGGCCCCTGTTTCGCCTGTTACAATAGCGTGTCGAACAGTTTTGTTTTTTTCGGTCGGATTTGCAAGTAATTCAATCTTGGCGGAAATTTCTTTTGATAAGACAGGAAATCCAAACTCCTGAATTATATCCTGTTTAGTCCAGCGGTGTTCTTTTCCTGCACTGTCAACATACCGAACTGATGGCTTTAACCTTTCAATTCCGAGCTCTTTATGTATTTTTTGAATGCTTGAATCTTCAAGGTAAGAAACGCTGATTCCTGGGGCATGGATTCCAATCGACTTTAAAAAGATAAATAATGTAATGCTATCAAGACCGCCGACCGAAACGTGATAGCTTAATTCTCGTCTATCGCATTCTTCAGCAAATTCTCTCGCTCTGATAGTTGCATACTTAACTTTAAATTCATAATCCTGTTTTTGCTTAACAATGAAATCAGAGATTTTTCTCTGTCCGTCAATTCTTTCCATTCGTTCAAAAACATTTTCTTTCATTTCTTTACCCCCACACATTCAAAACCGAAGGAATCGGATTCAGGCGTTTCAAGGGCTTTGAGTTTTCGGGTAAACTCTGCGTTCTTTGCTCTTTCGGCAACATACAAGGTTGTCACTTTGTCAAGCTTTGCCTTTGTTTTTTCAAGACGGCTGTTAGCGATGTCACGCTCCTGCTCGGCGCTTGCAAGACTTTTTTGCGTGTATTTAAGCTGGTCTTTGCTGTCACGGTACTTTTTTCTAAGTGACCTTTTTGTTTCTAAATCTTTAAATGCCATTTGTTACACTCCTTTCAACGGGTTTGAACCGAGAATATAATTGAGGAACGGTATTCTCGGAATACGGATAGATGTGCCGACTACAATTACATTGAATCCCAATTTTTCGGGTTCGTCCTTTGCCTGTTCACGCAAGTTTTGCGGAGCAACTCCAATAGCCTTTGCGGCATCTTCCGAAAGCAGATAGACATCACTGCTATCCATAATTTCTTTGATTTTTTTGTTCATCTGAACTGTGTCCATATGTACACCTCCCTACTTTATTTCGATTAACATCTTTTTCGATTGTGCAGTCACCTCTGTAATCGCTTTTCAGCAGATTCATAAATTCTGCGATTTCATCGGGTGTGCCTGTTATCTGCATTGTTATCACCTGCTTTCTGTTTTACCTATCTTGATTTCTACACCCAAAGCCGTTAAGAGCCTGTCGGCATTTTCAAGAGAAATGCTCTTCTTTCCTTTCTCCCAATACTGAATAGCTCTTTTAGTAAAGCCTGATTCCTTAGCAAGCTCGCTTTGTGAAAGACCTTTCTGTTTTCTGCTTTTGAGCAATATTTCAGCAAATTCATTGATGTTTGTCTTCGTCCTTTGCCCACTTAATCAGATCCATAATTTGAGCGTCGTGCTTATCAAGGTAGCTGTCTATTGTTTTATACAAATGGGCGGCTACTATTTTTATTGCTAATACTGCTGAAACAAAAGCTGTGCAAAGCATTAGCAGTCCTAAAATTATTATTACTTCCGTCTTTTCTTCACCTCCTAAGCTGATTTCTGCTGTTCGGCAAAGTTAGTTTCTGATAGTTTCTATGAAACAAGAAGGATTGTTAGTTCTTCCTAATAAGTAATCGGTTGAACAATTAAAAATATCAGCTAAACTCAAAAGTATATTAATGGGGATATTACCTTTTGTTTGCCAATTATAATAACTTTTACGTTCAATTTTTAACTTATTAGCAAGGTCTTCTTGTGTCATATTAGCTCTTGCTCTTTCGGCTTCAATATTTGGATATAAAAACAGCACCAATCTCACCTCCTTTATCGTATCAAGCAAAATACTCTTATTGCGTATTTACAAGCTAATTATATACGCAATAAGAGTATTTGTCAATATCTTTTACAAGTAAATTACGCACAAAGAGTATTGCAGATTTTTGTGCAATTACACTAATTGAATATTATTTTAATTATTCGCTTGACATTTTTACTCATTTAGAGTATTGTATTTATAACACATAAATCGTTTTATTGGAGGGAAAAATATGCTTGGAGAAAAACTTAGAGAACTTAGAACAGAACTTAATCTTAATATGAAACAAGCTTCCGAAAAATTAGGGATCTCATACACAACTTACGTTGGCTATGAAAAAAATGAAAGGGAACCAAACTCTGAAACTTTAATCAAATTAGCTGATTTTTATAAATGTTCTGTCGATTATTTAATAGGAAAAACTATAAGACTAAATTTTATTCCACATGAAATTGAAGAAGCTGAAATTAAATGCCCTTTGTGTGATTATGATTATGTCCATTTTATTAGAGTTTTATCGGTAAATTTCTCACAAGAAAAAAGTAGTGGAATGGCTATGGAATTTTTATGCGAGGATGGGCACAAATTTTATATTGTGGTTGAAACATACAAAGGTAATACATATATGGTAAATGTAGATGACAATAACAATATTTTAGGGTACACCTCGTTTATTAATAGTAACTCTGACGACAAAACAAACATTCACAAAGAAAAACTAATTACTAACTATGCGGTATTAAATAATTTTGGAAAAAATAAACTTCTCGAATATTCAAATGATTTAATATGTAGTGGTAATTATAAAAAAGATACTTACAAAATAAAAACCGCCGCCCGAAACGGAAGTTTTAAGGAAACAACCGTTACAGACGACGATTTTAATAAACTTATGGATTTGCCTGATGTTGATGACTTAAAATAAAGTCTTGAAATTTTTTGTAAACTTCCCGTTCAAGCGGAGCAATTAAAAACTTGTTCCGCTTGTAGAGCTCCTGCATTCGTTGCCAGCGATATTCCGCTGCAGTTTGACTTATATCACAGAGCTGAGATATTTCGTCAGCACTTTTGACCTTTAATCCCCACAACACACAAGCCGGAGCAAGTAGCCTGCTTGCAAATACATTTGCTTCCTGTTCAATGGGATTGTCATTTGGCGAGATTTCTCGGTTGATAAGTTCATAGCGGCCAACATGGCCAAGCATAATGTGTCCGAGCTCGTGAGCAACGGTAAAGCGTTTCCGCTGTCGGTTGCAGTCTTGCCGTACAAGTATGATAGGCTGATTGTTAATGACGGTGCATTTACCGTCATTGCCCTGCTCCAATTTGTCGTAATACTTTACTACAATGCCGAGTTTGTAACACAGTTCAACAATATTAACAGGGAGTTCTCGGACGTTTTCTTTTAACAGGATTTCCCACGACATATTTCGGGACTTCTGATACTTTTTGTAATCCATAAAAATCACCTCGTAACTATTATGGATTACAAAAATAAATTTACAGCAATAAAGCAATAACAAAATAAAAAACCGCCCTGCTCGATTGGTCCTCGAACAGAGCGGAATCACCTACACAGGGTGCAGATGACGCAATTAAACGCAAGATAATTGTATCACAATCCCTTGTGTTTTTCAAGTAATTTAAAGCACAAGGGATTTTTGCACCCTTTTTTAAGCAAAAGGAGTGTATAAAATGAAACTGCCTAACGGCTACGGCTCTGTTTATAAGCTGAGCGGGAACAGGCGCAATCCGTGGGTTGCCTGCGTGACAATAGGATACAACAAAGAAACACGCAATCAGGAACGCAGAGTTATAGGCTACTTTCCCAACAAGCCGAAAGCTCTGAACGCTCTTGCTGATTACAATCAAAACCCGTTTGATGTTGATTCGGCAAGACGCACTTTTTCAGAAATTCATGAACTTTGGTATAAGGAGTTCATCACCGAAGACACAAATCCGAACACCAAAAGACAGTATAATGCGGCATACAAACAATGCTCAATGTTATACAATCGCAAGATGTCCGATATAAAAATCATTGATATGCAACGAGTTCTCGATAACTGCCACAACGGTTATCAATCGGTTAGGCGAATTAAAATTCTGTTGAACAAAATCTACGAATACTGCATATTTCACGATATGCTCCATAACAATCTTGCAGAAAAATTGAAAATCAATGCCAAGTCAGATGAAACAAAACGAGCACGCAGGGAGTTTTCGGAAAGCGAAATAAATCTTTTGTGGGAATATTCAAATCTTGATTCGGTAAAAATAGTGCTTATGCTGATTTATTCGGGAGTGCGTGTATCTGAACTTCTCAATCTGAAAATTTCAAATGTAAACCTTGACGAACAGACTTTCTTTGTTGAAAGTTCAAAGACCGATTCAGGTGTACGAACCGTGCCTATAGCAGATAAAGTACTGCCGTTTTGGCAGAAATTCATCTGCGATTCTCAATGTGGATATGTTCTGAATAACACCAATGGCAAGCCGCTGAAATACGATAACTTTAAACGCAACTACTGGACACCTCTGCAAAACGATTTAGGTTTAGACCACACCATACACGAAACAAGACATACCTGCATTTCAATGCTTGTATCGGCAAATGTGAACCACACAATCATCAAAAAAATAGTCGGTCACAAGTCGAAAATGGACTTGACCGAAAAGGTTTACACCCACATAAACCCAAAAGAATTGGTGAACGCAATCAACAAAATATAGTCTTATATTATCCTGAATTGTTCATAATTATGTTCCGTAGCTTACATATAGCTAACAAAATCCCCTATTTTCCCCATTCCTATCCCCCTTGCAAGTTACCTGCACCAGTAAAGGTGGTTTTTTAACCACCTTTTTCTTTTTGCCAAAATTACTTAAAATGCCTTAAAAGTGGCTTAAACACTGGGTTTTTGAGATTTTAAAAATTCAGTTGAGTAATTTTGAATTAAGTTAAAACAAGATAAAATGCAGTCAAACTTACTGTCAAACTTACTGTCATTTTAGTTTGCCTGCCGATTTTCAAGGAAACAAGATAATAT